GACTATTGGATTAAGAACTATGAGAGGATTGGTACTGAGGCTGAGTATAGCTCTGAGGATATTGAGTCTTATGGTAATTGGATTAAGAGTATTAAAACTGAGGGTTAGATATGACTATTATAATCGATCGGAGGAATACCCGCTCATCAAAAAATTGTTCTAATCGGACTCGTTTTATTCATCGATATAAAAATTATATAAAGAAAACTTTAGATGATTGTGTTGAAAAAAAGAAAATTAAAGATTTAACTGATTCAGTAGCTATCCCAATTAATTGGGATATTCGAGATATAGATATGGGATTTAATAGATCAACGGGAACTTATGATTATATCGGAACTGGGAATAAAGAGTATGAGAAAGGGGATCGATTCTATAAAGATAATGATAATCCAGAGTCTTCAATTTATGAGGATGAGGAATCTGACCAGGGAGATTATACTTTTACTTTAACTAAAGAAGAATTCTTTGATCTCTATTTCGATGATATGGAACTTCCAGATTTTATTAAAACTTCCATGATGAATATTTGTAAATCCTCTTATAAACGTGCAGGTTATATAAAAAATGGGGTGATTTCGAGATTAGATATTCTTAAAACATTACAAATGTCGCTTGCTAGACGATTGTCATGCCCTAAAGATAAAAACCCCCCTTTTTTAGATGATATTGATCTTCGTTTTAAGAATATTATTTCTGTTCCTCAACCAATGTTAAAAGCAGTTATGTTCTGTATGATGGATGTATCTGGATCAATGACTGAACATCATAGTTATTTATCAAAGAAATTTTTTATATTATTATATTTATTTCTTTGTAAAAATTATACTTCAGTTGATATTCGTTTTATTCGTTATCATCATAGTGCCAAGGATGTTTCGGAAGAAGAATTTTTCAATTCCCATCAAACAGGGGGAACACAGGTATTACCCGCTTTGCAATTAATTAATGAGATTATAAAGAATGAATATTCAATAAATACATATAATATTTATATTGCTCATACGAGTGATGGAGATATTGGGAACTTGGATGATACTCTTATTGAGTATTTAGATCATAATTTAATTAATAAATTGCAATATTATGCTTATCTTCAAGTTCAAGATGCTTATCAATATGGAGATTTTAAAGAGGGGAATGAGGGGCTTTATGGTATTTTGAAAAGTTCTTCTTATTGGATGACAAAATTAAATATTGAAACGGCTGTTGATTTACAAGATATTTTCCCAGTTTTAAAAAATTTATTTAAGAGGAATAAATAATGACTAATATTAGATTGAAGATTCTAACCCAAGAAGAATTAGAAAAGGTTCTTAGTGATCATAAGACTTGGTTAGAATCTAATGGGACTAAGGGGACTAGGGCTGATTTATCTTATACAGATTTATCTAAGATTAATCTATCTTATACTGATTTATCTGGGTCTAATCTATTAAGGGCTAATTTATTTAATTCTGATTTATCTTATACTGATTTATCTGGGTCTAATCTATTAAGGGCTAATTTATCTAATTCTGATTTATCTTATACTGATTTATCTGGGTCTAATCTATTAAGGGCTAATTTATCTAATTCTGATTTATCTGGGTCTGATTTATCTAATACTGATTTATCTTATACTGATTTATCTGGGTCTAATCTATTAAGGGCTAATTTATTTAATTCTGATTTATCTTATACAGATTTATCTAAGATTAATCTATCTTATACTGATTTATCTGGGTCTAATCTATTAAGGGCTAATTTATTTAATTCTGATTTATCGGGGTCTAATTTATCTAATTCTAATTTATATGGAGTTAATTTATCTAATTCTAATTTATCTTGTATTGATTTATCTGGGTCTAATTTATCTAATTCTAATTTATTTAATTCTAATTTATCTGATTCTAATTTATCTAGGTCTGATTTATCTAATTCTAATTTATCTTATTCTAATTTATCTAGGTCTGATTTATCTTATTCTGATTTATCTAGGTCTGATTTATATGGGGCTAATTTAACTAATGTTAATTTAACTGGGGCTAATATCTCTAATATAATAGGTAAAAGAATCATTACATTTCAGGGTAATAAAGACTTCGCTTATTATGTTGATGGATATATTAAGATAGGGTGTGAATATCATACCTTAGACTATTGGATTAAGAACTATGAGAGGATTGGTACTGAGGCTGAGTATAGTTCTGAGGATATTGAGTCTTATGGTAATTGGATTAAGAGTATTAAAACTGAGGGTTAGATATGAAAAAATTTATATTAGGATGTTTTTTCTTTTGTATTTCACAATTGGCACAAGCGCAAATCTCAATACAAGAGTTAGATAAAATCTATAAGACTATAATTATAAAAAATGGACTGATACAACCCGTATCTAAATCTATTATTAATTCAAATATAATACAAGCGATGGTTACTAAAGGAAATCATTTATTTATAACAGTGGGATTATTGAAATATTTATCTAAGCCTGAACTTGCTTTTGTATTATCACATGAATTGGCTCATATTAAATTCAAAGATCCATATCATAAGCAGATTGGGACTCAACAAGAAGATCGGGCTGATAAATATGGAAGTCAATATGCTAAAAAAGCAGGATATTCTGAATGTCAGCAGGCTTTATTTTTTATCCGATTATATCGATTATATGGGAATCAAGGAGGATTAAATGATACTCATTCTTCTAATTTAAAGAGATTTTGGAATGTCTATAAGGGGTGTAATAAATGAAACATTTGGTAATACCCGATGTTCAGGCTAAACCTGGGGTCCCATTAGATCATTTAATTTGGATTGGAAAATATATTCTTCTTAAAAAACCAGAGGTTATTATATGCCTAGGGGACTTTGCGGACATGGAAAGTTTATCTAGTTATGATAAAGGGAAAAAAAGTTTCGAGGGTCGTCGTTATAAAGAGGATATTAATTCAGCAAGAACTGCTATGTCAAACTTGTTAACTCCAATTAATGAATATAATAAAAAAATGGCAATGGGTAGACATAAACAATATAAACCAAGAATGGTTCTTACCTTAGGAAATCATGAACAACGTATTGAGAGAGTTACGGAGTGTCAACCTGAGTTTGATGGGGTTATTCATTATAATGATCTTCCTTATAACGAATGGGAAGTTTATGATTTTTTAGAACCGGTTGAAATTGATGGAATCACTTATGTCCATTATTTAGCAAATCCAATGACAGGAAAACCATATAGTGGGACTGCTGCTAATCAAATGTTAAAAGCTAGAAAGAGTTTTATAGTTGGGCATAAACAAGTATTGGATGTTCATACTAGTTTTTCATTAGATGGTCGCCAGCAATGGGGGATAATAGCGGGGTCGGCATATCTGCATGATGAGTTATATAAAGGTCCTCAAGGGAATAATCATTGGAGGGGTATAATTATGTTACATAATGTAGTTGATGGGTCTTTTGATCCAATGTTTATTTCATTAAATTATTTAAAAAATCGATTTGTAGCTAGCTAATAAGACACAAATCGATTTGTGTAACCTAAATTGAATAACTCAAGACACAAACAAGATAGAGTCTCATAGAGAGAGGAGAATTAAAATGGGGATATTTTCTAATATAATTGACTTTTTAAAATCAGTCACATTAAAAGATCAAATTAATCCGACTTTCATTTATAATGAGGTCAATGATATAAATGATAATTATCAAATTGGTCTTTTAACTAAAAAGTATGAGTGTAGTAATAAGGGCCCTGGTTATATTTCTAATGGTTCTAAGTGGGGAGATCCGGGTGGTGATAGTTATGGGAGTTATCAATTAGAAACTAAAAAAGGTACTATGCAAGAATATTTAACAAGAGTGGATGATAAATTCACCGAGGCTTTACGAGCTTTGAAGATCAATAGTGATTCCTTTAAATCAAAATGGAAAGATATTGCTTTAAAGGATCCTGTTGGGTTTGAACAATCACAATTTAATTATCTTGCTAATAAAAAAAATGGTTATTATGATGGAATAAAATATGCCAAAAATCTTGGATGGAATACGGATAATTTAGCAATGAAATCGGCCATCTTCTCAGCGGTAAACCAATCTGGAGGATGGAAAACATTTTTTGATAAGACAGGAATAATAAAAACAGATAGTTTAGATGTACAAATAAATAAATTATATGATGCCCGAGCCAATTATTTCAAAAAATTAAATTTGACAAAAAATGTAAAAGATTCTATTATTAAGAATAGAACTGTGGATGAAAGAAAAGATTGTTTAACATTAATAGGGAGAAAATAATATGCCCATTTATGAATATTATTGTTCACTATGCGATAAAACATTTGAACGATTCCATAATATGAATTTTAAAGGGGAATTTAAATGCGACAAGTGTCAAAAGGTAATAGAGAGAATTTTATCTTCTTCTTATGTATACCCAAATGGATTTAAATATAAGGAGAAATAATGTCCAAAACAAATAGAAAACATAATCGTCATAAAACTAGGAGCCCTTCAGCTAAAGCATATAATTCCGAAGGGCGTTACTTTAAAAATAAGAAAAAGAGGTTAATAAGACATTTAAAAGTCCACGTTGCGGATAAACAGTCTGAAAAAGTTTATTTGGAGTTATGATGAAATATTTATTTATTATTGGATCAATTTGTACAATACTTAATTTTTTATGCAATATCTTTTGGCATTTTAATTGAGGAGAAGGTGATGAGCAAATTCCATATTTTAGTGGGCTTATTTTTAGGACTAGTATTGATAAATAAGGTGATGGCCGATCAATCATGCATATTAGTTTGTGATCAAATTGGAACAACAACTTATTGTCATAATATTTGTGTTGATTATTAATATATTTTGGAAGGAGATTATAATGGATAATAAAAAAGTAAAAGTGTATTTAACCAATGGAAGATGTCTTGTTGTGAATGAGATTCAACATATAAGTGATAATGATAAAGTCTTAGTGATTGAAACATTGACTACAGGTTATAATATTTTATTGAATCATGTTTTATATATTGAGTATGATCCTCGTCAACATGAAAAAAATAATCATATTGAAGAAGGAGTAGTTCTTGATGAAAATAAATAACCAGAATTTTGATTCAAATAAAAAACTCCATGTTTATATAGTTCTTAAATGTTCTGATTGTGTTGATAATAATGAACGAATAATATCAATTTTTTTACAAAAAGATATTGCTGAGAGGCAAAAAGAATTTTTATCTACTCTTTATCCAAATAGATATTATGCGGTTTTAAAGAAGACTATCAAGGGTAAATATGCGAGAGAATTAAGTTTATATTACTCTTTTTTAAATTCAGATGAGGGAGGGAATCATGGAGAATAATGATAAAATGAATCAAGTCAATAGTATAGAATATCCTAAAGAATTTCATGATGTATTTAAAGTTGTAGATATGGGGGCGAATAAATATTCACCAAATGGGTGGTTAGATCCTAGTGGAAAGGGGCAAAGTTATAAAGAGAATCATGATAGTATGTTTCATCATTTATCTAAATCTTATTCTGGGGAAAGAACTGATCCAGAGTCTCAATTAGATCATTATCTACATCTTGCATGTAGAGCATTAATGGCCTATACTAGACTCAAAAGAGGGATTAAATATCCAGGAGAATGACTATGGGTCAAATTAAAAATTCTTTTTATTTTATGTATTTATTGTAGGGATTAGTTCCTGTTTTTTAGGAACAGGAGCTTTCTTTATCATTATAGGAAAACATTACAATCTTGGTTTTTAGGCTATTCCCTGGGATTTATGTTTATATATACAGGATTATCATTTTCGAGGCGGATCAAGATACTTTGATCAAAAAATCTTTGTCAAAGACGAATCGTCATGGGGAAAAGCTCTCTATGTTGGTGACTTAACATACGTTGATATTTCACAAAGAAAACTTGCAGAAGTCAATTATGGACACACTTAAAAAAATGAAGAAGTGTTGAAATTTGCTTATGAAATAAAGAAAAAATACGAACAGTGTAATATTGCTTTCTCTAATTACTTCCCAAACTCTTAGCAGCAGCAGGAATAGCCCCTTTCAGTATAGTCTTTAATACCGCCTTAACAATACCATCTTGACCAGTTTGAGCTAATTTGCCGCCTGCAAGCTTAATCAACAATTTCGCAGTCCTAGGGCTTGTCATAGCCATACTTAGTGCCTTAGTAACTGCTCCTACTCCTAACATCTTCCCTAATCCTGCAAACCCCCAAATAGCCAGTCCCGAGAGAACCGACCCCGAGCCTCCTACCCAATTAGAAAGGCTTGTAGAGGATAACTTAGATGTTTTAATCATATTATCAGCTCTTACTAACAAGTTTTGTAAACCCTTAATCTTCATTTGTTCAGCTTGTGGCAACATGTCAATGGTCTCACCTAACTTATGTATTCCTTGACTAAACTTACCTAAATCTAACATATCTTTATTATCTAAAGATGTTCTAAAAACCTTATTAACTATCGCTTTACTAAATGATTGTTGTCCCTGTGGAGACAAAGCGTCCATAACTTTCTTTGTAAGAACTGGCCTGTCATTTTGAACTATTTGATTTAATAACTCATCAGCATCTTTTTTACCAGACAGAACTTTATTTAAGATATTAATGTTTTGAAAAGGGGCTTTTTCTGTCATAAAGACATTTCTCGCCTTAGTTAATAAACTACCAAATCCTTGATTCAATCCTCCAGCAGACTCTAAATCAGTGTCTAAAGAAGATTTTATTTGTTTTAATATTGGAGATAATCCTTCTGGGTCATCTGTTAGTTTAATAGATGAAATTTTCTTTCTTAATAAATCAAAAGACTTGGCAGGAATTGAACCAGTGGGCAGATCAGCTAAATCTTGTATAACTTGACCTGCTTTAGAATTACTCATATCGGCTGATAAAATACCAGCATCTTTTAGTTGATTAACCTGAGCTAGAGCATCCTTTGCAACAGTTTGGGTATTTTGTAGTGGAATGTCTATTTTATTTTTACTAGCAAAATCAAGAGCATCAGAATAGGCTTTATTTGTATTAATCGTGGCTTCATCATAAGATGATTTAATAGCATTATTTAATTCTTCTCCTAAATCCACTTTAGATTGATTTCCAACTCCTATATCATTTAAAATATCATTGGTATAATTTTTTAATACATCAACTTGCTTATTTATCCCTCTTTTAGCCCCTATAACAGGTAATCTACCAAGGACATCTTCAGTGCCCTGTAAAAATGAATTGCCCGTAACACTAGCAGGGGTGGTCAACAAGCCTTTATCGGCAGATTGTACTGCCTCCTCAATGGGTGTAGTAAATAATGCCTTAGCGCCCTTCTGTAGGCCTTTGGAGAGCACTTCCCCCCCACTTTGAAATGCTGCACCTAAATAACCAGAATTAATTGCATTACCAATTCTTGATTCTCCTGGGTTTACATACTCTTGACCACCAGACAAGAAAGAAGCGGCAGCAGTTTGCAATAATCTTCCACCATAATCAAGAGCTTTTGCCGCTAAGATTGGTTGAGTTCCAGGGGATGTTATTGTTGCTCCTATCTTTGACCCCACATCTGTTATAAATCCTGATATTGGTGAGTTCTGCATAGCTTGTTGATAATCTCTCTTATGAATAGCTTGTTGATTAGCTAAATTCTGTTGAAAATTATCTATATCAGATTGTGGAATCTCTGGTAATAAAGTTTTTTCTCTGTCGATACCAAGTGTTGAGAGAATATTAGTGTTTAATTTATCTATGCCGCCCATTACGTTAGATAACATTTGTAATCCACCATTAGCAACATTAGCAAAATTTCTATTAATAATATCAATATTGTCCATGAATGTAGATTGATTTATTTGTCCAGGAAATTGAGCGGGAATCTCGGATTGTTGAGCTGGAGAACTCGGATTACTAATAAACGGATTAAAAGGGTTCTCATCAGACGATTGCTGAGATGATAATCCAGGAGGATTATTTACTTCTGAAGATTGAGTAAACTGTAAGAATGGGTTTTGATCGTCCATTATTTAATTCCCCATTGATGAAGTGTCGGGTTCATAACCAAATGTACTTTTAAAATATTCTCTATTTTTTGGAGTATTATTGTCATAAAGATATTTTACTGCCTCTGGAGGAGCTGATTTATAATATTGAATAGAGTTCTCAGGTAATGAGTTATTTTGTAATTGAGTTCTATAAAATAAATTGGTTTCATTTTGTCTTTTTTCATAAACATTACGAATAATACCGGTCATTTTGCTAATATTATCAATCTCCCTAGGAGTTAAAACTACCTTATCCCCTGTACCTAAAGATTGAATGTATTTAAGTGCTTGTGCCATTTCTCCTGAATTAGATGCAGTTCTATTAATATCTTGATCTGACATCACTCCCGGCCCTGATAATGCTTTAGCAAAAGCAAACTGTAACGTTTGTTGAGCTGTTGGATTTGTAGGATCAACTTTTAAACTCTGAAGTGCGGCGTCAACTTTAGTATTACTGGTTTGAAAATCTGCATAACTCCTTGATCTATTTTCATAATTTCTAGTGATACTGGTTAACAATTGCTGTTGCATATTATTATATTCTATTTTATTTTTAGCCGTTGCTAAATTTTGATTTTCTTGAGAGTATTTAGTCTGTTCAGCCTCATTCTTCAGTTTTATAGCTTGATAATTAGCTGCATCTGCCTGATTTAATAAATTCTTTAAAGAGGGGCTATTTTCTACTGTTTCTCCTTTTTTCACCCTTGCTTCAATATCCGCTTGAAGTTTTCCTGAAGCACTCTGTGCAATAGTTGCATTCTTATTAGCATCATAAAGTATTGCAGCAGGAGTAGATAAAGACATCCCTAGGGCCATTTTAGAAACAGCTTCTTCATTGAGTGTATTTGGTAAACTGGGATCAATTTGTTTAGCAACCGGTAAAAGTGCCTGATATGTATCTTCTCTTTGATCTGAAGGGGTTTTCAATAGAGTTGCCCCTATTCCCCCTAATAATTTATAACCTTCAATCAAAACTTGATTCTTGTCATTAGAATGAGCTAATTTATAAGTTTCATTCTCCATCATAGCAGTATCAAGTTCAGATTTAGATTTCTGCATTTCAAGAGCTAAGTCAGGAGCCGCACCTTGTAAATAATCAATAACACCATTAAAACCCCCATCTCGGGCCGCTAATGACATCCCTGATTGGATTGCCATTTGGCGTTGTTTATCATATCTGTCCCAACTGAACTTCTCTTCTGCAATAGATTGGGTGGAATTAGCCCTCTTATTAGCATCGGTCTCAAAACCGAGTTGCTTAGAAGCTAAGTATCCCTCCACCCATGACTTGTCAACTCCATAAGGAACAGGTAAATTACCTTGTTGAACCTGAGGAGATAAATTCATTGTATTCGCGGATAAATATCCATTAATTTTTCCATCATATGGATTAGGATTATCAGGTGTCGGTTGAGGTAATTTCCCACCTTGCGAATTTATATTAGGATTATCATTTTGATCTTGATAGATCGGTAGTTGTGATATAAAAGACATTATTTATCATCCCTCTTAAATAGTATACCAGGCTTGTGTATTAGGATTATAAGATGGCCATCCATTCCCGGATAACATTCCACCAGAATTATTATAAGCAAATCCTGCTCCATAATTTTGATTCTGGGCTATTTGATAACCAAATTGATTATTGGCTAAATTTAAATATCCTGCCTGTATGTTGTTTTGAGCCGCATCTTGTTGTTGTTTAGCATCTTGAGCATGTTTCTGAGCTATAGCTTGATTCTGTGCGTTAGCATTGAAAATATTTGATTGTTGAGTTACTTGCCCTGCATTGGTATAGGAATTATATTGTGCTTGACCGATATTTTGATAAGCACTCAATAATCCAGATCCAAGATTTCCATATAATTGGGCTAATGATCCCCCTTGTGCCATATAATTATTTGCTATCTGTGATAAGGCCGTATTTCCTGCACTCATCAAAGGGCCAAGGTTATTGAGGAAATTTTGATAATAACTAGAAGCTAAATTCTGATTAAATTGAGATAAAGCTGCTCCAGTTCCTCCACTATTTAGCCCACCTGCTGCAGCAGCAGCTCTATTAATCGCCTGTTGACCTTGCAACGCTTGAAATTGATAACCAGGAGTATTTTGGAGTTTATTATTAATTTGTTCCCCTGTATAACCTTTATCCATTTCAGGTGTATAATTTTTTCCAAATTCATTAATAAAACCTTGAACATCTTGCTGTTGTGATGAAACTGATGATGCATTTGCGTTTTTAGATGCTAACCATTGATCATAGGCGGCTTGACTTGATTGTGCTTTTTGTTGTTCAGAGGCCAGAAATGGGGTTATGTAATCTGTTCCACTCTCAGCAAATTGTTTAGTAGCTCCTCCATAGGCTTTTGATTTTAAAAGGTCATTATATTGATTCTGTTTAAAATTCTGAAATTCAACACTATTTGTTGCAGCTTTGATTCTTTGCGATAAAGCATCTTGTCCATAAAGATTGAACTGATCCGGATGTTCTCTCAATGCTGTCTGATATTCCTCAGGAGTAACATCTGTAACAGGTTTATAAATTACTGGTGCAGGGGTTGTAAAAGAATTGTTTTTAGCAATTTGTCCTTGAAGAATGGGGATTTGATCCATAATTTGTTGTTTTGCTTGTGCCCTTTCGGATGGATCAAATATTGATTCTGCATTTTGCATCTGTTGAACTAAATCATTATAACCTGCCCCGCTAATTCGACTATATAAATCACTCGTCTGATTTGCAGTTGGCGGATTTAGTCCAAGCATTCGCATATATTCCTGAGAAGCGGGAGTTCCCTGAGCAACAATTTGTCCTAGTTGTTGATTCGATTGTTTAACAGTATTATTTACATTATCAATTGCAGATTGAAAAGCATTTTGATATAGACTGATTCCTTGCAATGATTGATTATTATAAGCCTCTGCAGCCTGAGAAAAATATTTAATTGCATTTGAAGGATCAACCTGAGCAACTGACAATTCATCATTAGCCTTTGTTTTCTTTTGAATAACAGCTTTTGAGATACCAGGGACACCCGTATCAGGTCCAATAGGGGCTGGATCTCCCATAATGGCTTTTGCCGCTAATCCCCCTAAAACACTCCCTAAAGCACCAATAGCAGGTCCCTGTAATTTATATTTATGATAATTAAACCCGAACATTCTTCTTCTCACTTTTTAGATCAAGACCATAGATATAGATACCAATCAACTCTTTTCTCCATACCTGACAATTAGTAATATGCCCCTCTTTCTTAAAACCATGTTTTTCACACGCTTTAATTGCATGAATACAAGAATCTGATACAAAAGCAATTACCTTTCTTATTTCTGTCTGTTTGATAAAATGTTCATAAAGGAAAGTATAAATCTCGGATAAAACCCCTTTACCATGATATTTACTTGACACATAAGGGTGTATGCAAACACAAATATCCGTAAAATATTCATATTTAAGAATACAAACTAAACCATCATCATTTTCTAAACCAATGTAATATGAACCTGGAACTAAAGAGTATTTTCCTTTTTCATGCATATAAATTAATTCTTTATCACTAAATCCCATATATACTAATTGAGGATCATTAATGATAAAATCTGATATTTGTTCTTTTGTTAATTCAATAAAATTCATAATTAAAACTTAATAAGAGCGTGTAAAATCATTGAAGGTTGTATAGTATTATGACCAGTTCCACTTCCCGATGCAGCCGTAGAAGTACTAATAACACTAGAGGTTGTTCCTGAATTAACTGTGGTAGTCCCAGAACTTCCAGTACCATTATTAATAATTAAAGGGGTATAATTTGGGGAAGTATAAGTATAGGTATGTGTATGACTTGGACCTTCAGCAATCGATAAAGAATGATTTTCTTCACCACCAATATTACCAAGTGAATTACCTATTGTCCCAGTTCCTGTTCCACCTGAACCCATCCTAACTCTTCTACTTAAATTAGGTAAATTAAAAGTATTAACACCATCCCCAGATCCGAAAGTTGTCCCAATTGCTGCAAATAAATCAGAGAAAGAAGCTCTACTAACTGCAGAACCATTACAAAGAAGCCATCCATCTGGGATAGATCCCCCAGCATAGTCTAATATTATCCCAGGAGGAAAAGAGGTACTAACCCCTGGGATCGGTTGAAATGTAACCGCCCCTGATCCATTTGTAGTTAAAACAGTTCCACTTAAACCATCAGAAGAGGGAAAAGAATAGGACCCAGAATCACTAGAAAAAGTAATAGCCCCCGATCCTTTAGTAGAAAATTTCATATTCACTGAAGATTGGGGACCCGTTACGGATAGAATAGGACTAGAATTATTAGCATTACTAATAATAAAATGATCATTTGCGGAAGAAACATATGTATAATCCAGAAGGATATTACCATTAGGATCAATAACAGTATTTCCGAATCGACCAATATTGTCAGCAACCCAGATCATAGAACCATGTCCAGTATCTGGATCAATATCTGAATTTTCAGCTACAAATTTAGATGGCCCTGAATAAACTATTGAAGCTCGTCCCGAAGCATCTAAAGTATAAGGATTATCAATTGGATTCATCTGATTGATTGCATCAGAGATAGTTGAGTACATATCCCGTAAATTATCACTTTCAGCGTCATAACACCAAATTAAACCTCCCTGAACAGGAACCCCATTACCATCAACAACTTGGAGAATTGGATCTCCTAAAAAATCTATTTGTGCCATTAAGTTCTCTCTACTATGATATCAGCCCGAAGATCAATAATTGCATGATCAATGGGGGCTGTTATTTTAAATAATAATATCCATTGATAAGAGGTCCCTCGTATATTCCATATTAATCGTTTCATATACTCACCCGTAGATCCAATAGGCCGTAACTCTTCATTTGACCAAGTATAACCACCATCATTAGAAAATTGCATCATTACATTCGCCATTGATGAATATCCGGTTAGACTGGTACTTCCTGTTTTCACTTTTAATTCAATGTCATTAACCCCAATTAATTTAAAATCCGGATCTTCATAATGAGGAGTAGTAAAAATTCTCGTAATCAAATCACCATTATCATCATAAATAGTTGATGATAATAGATAAATTTTATTATCACGTATTCCCCCACTAATAATTAAACCATTATATGTATCACAGTATTGATTCAGTGAGTGTTCTAAAGTACCTAATTCAGAATTAGTATGATTACGTTCATGCCAAGTCTCAGTTGTAAAATCCCTTACCCATGTCTTTTTAGCGGCGGGAAAAGTTACTTCATACATGACATGACCACGATCAACATAAGTCATTCCAATTGCATCATTCAAAAGCGGGTAGGTTGCTAATTCAGCATCTAATTCTTCGGTAGAAATTTTTTTAAGAGTGTACCCTGTTGATTGATCCCGAAATAAATTAGATACGTCAGATTGGACAATAAAACCTCTGGAATCAACCCATACTAATAAATCACTAACATTCGTAACCGAATAAGGGGCTAAACAGCCAATATTAATATCAGACCCAACTCTCTTTGTAAAAGGAGGTCCGACCGGATTCCCATTATCATACCAGACTTCAATAGAATTACTACCAAAGAGCCATAATTCACTTTTACTTTCAGCCATAGCAACCAATAAGTCAGGCTTTGATTCAGCAGCAGCTACATCTAAGCCATTCCAAATTCTCCCCTCATTTGGTTGTGAAAATTGAAATTTTTGAGTGTCAGAATTATTAACTATAAAATAACCATCAATATAAACAACATGAGATCCTCCAACAAAATCAGTATCAGTAATTTGCTGAAATTGCTCAAAAGGGAGAGATGAACTAAATACACCCGGATTAACTGATATACCATTGACTCCAGAGACAAACCCAGTTCCAGATTCTGTAACTACTATTGAAGTGATCCCATCTAAAGCTGTAAGAGTTAATAAACCTCCTTGATATGAGGCTTGCACTTTAGTTGTGGAAGAATGGGTATTTATTGTTGATACTAAAGTTAATGGATTTAAAGATGTACTTACTGAAAAAGAACTATAAATTGATACACCATTTATAGTTAATGTGTATGTATTGCCAGAGGATCCTCCTATTGGTCCAAGAGGAACAGTTCCTGCAAATATGAAATTATAGATATACCCATCAGTCCCATCTAATAAAATAATCTGTGTTGGATTATTAGTCCCAATTACTGTTCCTGAAGAACTATTTAAAGTCCCAATTGTTGTTAAACTCACATTTAAAGAATATTGGTCAATATCTGCAGAGATAAATTTATTTCCTACAACAAAATAAATAATATCATTAATTTTTTTTACAAAACGGATTGGACCTTCTTCTTCAGGATCTGAAATTAAACGAGATCCCATAGTTGGTAATAAAGTTATTTTTCCTCGTCCATTTTCACCAGAGGAGGTAGGAAAATAATTAATACAAAGTTGATAATTAGTAGGTCTGGAAGGATGTTTATGCGACCCACTAGGTAAAGGTAATTGCATTTATCTCCCCCATCCTTCACCACCATTATAAGACGAATATCCGCTTCCTTCGTAATATGGTTGTAATGTTAAACTGGTTATTTCTTGATCCCAATCTAATAGATTTTGTAACATCTCACTAGCCATAGGTAATAAATATTGGGCCTTAGCCTCTTTTCCAAATATAGAGGCAATTCGAATAGCCAATTGATACGTAAGGGGTTCAAGCCATTCTGAAGGAAAGTCAAAATTATTATTAACCGAATATAAGTCATCTATTAATCTTTCATAAGTAATTTGGATGCGTTTTGATGCATCTAATGGTCTAGGCCAAATATAAAATCGACCATTTAAGTCTTTAGGGACATACATACCTTGGTTTGGTAAAGTAGAAGTAACCGTTGTCATTCCTACATTAAAATATGTTTGATAATATACTAGTGTTAAAGGTGTTTCAACTAAAGATGTCCCTTCATTCCCCAGATCAATACCAGTCAATGTTCGAGCATCTAAAATTCGTAAAGGTTTAGAAGCTAATTGAGAATAAGAATATACTAATTGATTAGAACTAATTTCCAATGGTAAACCTGGACCCGGTATATTAACAGTAATAGAATCAGGGATTGAACTGATCGTAGTCCAATAAATATACCCATCATCTTGTACAATTCCTATAGGATCATCAATAGACATACCTTCGGTTGATTTAACAACTAAAGATGTTTCTCCTAAAACTGAATCAGACGCTAAACAAGTAGTCACTGATAAATCTTTTAAAACAAATTTAGCAGAAGATCCAAGATCATACTGTCCAATATAGGGTTCTAAAAACAATAAACCTTCCTCTTTGGTCCATAAATGAAGTCCTTTAGACTGCCATGCTTTTACCATTTTATTTAGAATATTATTACAAACTGTA